TTGCGGCAGGTACAGGTTGAACTTCAGCACGTCGGCCATCGTCGGCACCGGCCAGATATCGAGCGCCAGGTCGAAGTTGGAGTCGAGCCCGGCGGTGATATAGTCGGACGGGCGGCCAGTTTGTACAGTGGACGTGCCGAAGAACCGATCGTTCATCTGCCGCACAGTCGCCAGTCCCATCGCCTGCTGCGTCGACGTGTTGTACGCGTCGAGGATCACCGCGTCCGGGCCGGAGCCCGTGAGCGTGTAGCTTGCGGTCGCCGGAACGCACGTGACCTGGTACGTGTCGCGCAGCGCGTGCCAGCGCCACGTGTCCTCCATCTCGGTCTTGACCCGGTTCACCAGCGCGCCTATCAGCGCGGAGTAGCTGGATTCGGAGACGGTCAGAACCTGATCCTCGCGCAGACGCACGAGCACCTTGTTCACAATCTGCAGGTACGTCGTCGAGGCCATTTACTTGTCGTCCCGTTTGAACGTGCGCGACAGCATTATTTCGATCGCGCTGGTGCCGAGCGACGCCATCGCCGCCGCGGCGCCGTACAGCAGGATCGGATCCGCGTTCGGGAACATCGACATCAGCGCACCGGCGCTCCCGCCAAGACCGGCGGATACGATCATCCTGCCTAGCACCACTTTCTTCGTGATCGGACGATCTTCGGCCAGCAGCTTGCCGAGTCCGATGATCGCACCGATAACAGCCAGCAGACCGAAGAGGGCTTCGGGGTTCTCACGCGGGGTCATTTTGAGTTTCTTTGACATTGGGATTCATTTATACCTACATCGGCGCGTCAGCCGCGCTTGGCCCACGGGTTGATAGCGAATACGAACTGCCCGAAGTTCGGGTGCAGCGGATCGCCCCACAGCTTCCAGCCGATGTTGATGCGCACCAGTCGGTTCGTGCCCCAGCCGATGATGCCGTACAGCTGGAAATACCCGTTGTCGAGCGTGCGCAGGCACCATCCCGGAACGTACGGTCGATTGCTGACTGCCGGGTCGCCGCGTACAGTGACGTGCGGCGGGACGGCGTACTGCGCGCCAATCACGTGGCTGCTGAAGTAATACGCACGGTTGCGTAGCAGCCACGCGGTCGCCATCGCCCACCCGTACAACTTGCCTCGCGCCTTGGCCGGGTCGCCGCCCCATGGGAACCAGCGCTCGAAGTGGCCGGCGTCGCCGAAGATGTCGTTGTCCTCGGTCTCGAACCAGCGCGCCCACCGCGGCAGACGATTGCTGCGCTGCTGCGCGACGGCGATCGGCACGACGACATACGCCGCGATGTCAGCGGCAATCGAGGCCGGCAGGTACACGATCCATTGCAGCACGCGCGCTGCGATCTTCAGTTTTATCATGGCGCCACCGTATAGCCTAGCCCACCGATGTACGAGGTTGCGCCAGAATCCGCGTAGTAATGCAAAGCGTTTGTATTGGCGATCGTCGCGATTGAACTGTCACCTGATGCGCCAGATACCACTGCGAGGCCCGAAATGGTTCCTGACACAACCCCGATGTACAACACTACCGTCCCTCCGGCGGTAGTGTACAGTGCCAGCTCGGCTGACTCCGCAATCGGCGGGATAACCGCGGCGTATGCCGTCGATATGTCGGTCCACGACGTCGCAGTACCGCCGTTAAGTACGTTCCACGACCACTGGAGTGAGCACGTGCGCCCCCGCTGTCGTAGAAACAAGAAATTGCTTGATCCGTCGTTCCGTACCGCGCCAACTCGCGCTTTGTACGTGTAGCCGCTCGGCATCGTCGGCGCGGTCGAGGAGGTCGACAGCATACCGGACACCGTGCCGTCGGCTTTCCCGATTATCCAGACGTAGTACCACGTGCTGGAGGCTTCCGAGCCTGTGTCCAGTCCGCCGGCGCCGGAATTCGTGATGTTCACGGTCTGACTGAGACTCGAGAATTTCTTCACAATCGACGTGCTCGAGTCCTGCAGGATGATGTCGGTTGCAATGACGTCGACTGTGAAATTCGATGCGGTGTTGACCTGGAGACCGCGAGCCGTCGTTACGCCCCACGGAATCGCGGACAGCGCTTCGGTAGTGAGCAGAGCCGGAGATACTTTTGTCGTCATGGTCTATAGCTCCGCCGACAACGTCCAGTTGAACAGAAAATATCCATCGTCGGCCGTACCGTCTGCGGTCAGGTATGCATTAAAACCACCTATCGTGCTAGACCCGGCCGTCGGGCTAACTGGCGGAAAATTAGCTACGCCGACTATCGACATGCCAGCGGTGAACCCGGTGGTACGTTTCGGTGTCGCAAACCGTACGTTGAGCTGGCCTACGGTCACGCCGTTTGTGACCTGCCCGCGCCAAATTTCACTTTCACCGGTTTCGTAGTAGCGTTGGCACCGCGACAGCTCGACTTCGAACGGGATGTCCTCGAACGGAGTCGCAACGCTGCCTGCCTCCAGTTGCACAAGCGCCAGGCGGAAATCGTTTGACGTGCTGTCGCAGGCGTTGACCTGATTCGCCGTCGCCAGATACAGGCCGTTCTGCCACGACCCCGCAGTAGTCTGCCACGTGGAGCCCGCCATCAGCGTGAACGCCAGCTGCGTGTACCCGGTGGAGGTGAAGTCCCACGTACCAGCCGAAGGAGACGCCGTGAAGGTGACGGTTTTCTTTTCCCACGTATTCGTCGTGTTGATCGTGTACTCGGCGACGAGCGAGCGGTCGCCAGCTGCGTTGTTCAACGACACGCAGTGGATGCCGGTCTTGGTCGCTTTGACCCAAAAAGTAATGACAAGGTCGCGTTGCGCGAAGCGACGCCACACCGTGCCTTCGATGCGCTGCTGGATTGCGACGAGGTCGCCCGCGGCCACCGAAGAATCCACGGTCGTACAATCGACGAGCATCGAGTACGGCGCGAGGACTCCGGCCTGCGCAACCGTCGGTACATCCGTGGAACGGCTGATTGTGTGTACCGCAGCGCCAACATTGGCATAGCGCCAGCGGTCGGCCGAGTACGAGCCGGAAGCGATCGCCGCGAAGCTGGCGCCGCGCTGCCAGATATCAAACGAACCGTTCATGACGGCGTTGCGGAAGTTCGATTTGTACGTCGTCGGATCCAGCTTCGCCTGCGTCACCGACTCAGCCTGCAGCTTCGCCGTCGACACGGTGTTGTCCGACGGCGTGCCGATCGCCAGGACATCACACGTACGCGTCTCGATCGCGACGCCGTCCGCCGGCGCCGTGCTGAACGTCAAGTCCGACCCGCTCAGTGTCCACTCGGTGTTGTTCTGGAACACGCCATCGAGGAACACCAGCACGACGCTTTCGCTGGTCGGCGTGGCGCCGAGCGCGAACGTCGTCGTCGAGGCGTCGCCGGTGAAGTTGCGAGTGACGATGTTTGTCGACAGCACGCTGCCGCTGCTGCCGGACGAGCTGACAATACGCCAACGGGATTCCGTGCCGTCGTACTGGAATACGGCGACCTGGTTGTCCTGCAGCGTGACGGTATTCGTCAGCGCAAAGCGGTTCGCGGCGGTGCTGCTGCCCGACTCGGATTCGAAGCTGATCTCGAACCCGCTGACGTTGTGGATGAAGAGCGTGCGGCCCGGAGTGCCGCCGGCGAGGCCCGTGACCGAAGTGGTGCCGGCCGCGCCCATGCGAATGACGCTGGCGTTTTCGAGCCCGGTGATCGTCCAGTTGTGGACGGGCGTGGCGCCAAGGGTGGCGCTGACGATCCCACTGAGCGAGAACAGACCGCCGACGTCGATGCCGAAGCTGCCGGTATCCCAGTCGTCGGTGAGCGGCTGCGAACCGTCAGCGAGCAGGACGGTGGTTGAGGTTCCTGCGCCTCCGCCGCCTGTGGTGCGATCGATTCCGTAGGTCGTCAATTACTTCTCCGATTACTTGCGCGCGCCCTTGTTCAGCGTCAGCGTCTTGCGCTTCTGTTCGACGAGCGCCGGGCCGACCGGGATCTGCGTCGGCGCATCGGTCTCTTCGTCGGGCCAGGCGTTGCCTTCGGAGTCGACGCGGATGTACTCGGGGTTCGAGCGCATTTCCTTCGCCTCCCAGTACGTGTCGAGCACGAGCAGCGGGGCGCGCGGGTTGCCGAGGCACTTGAAATAGAATTTCTTCCCGGCATTCGCCGCGGCGGCGGCGCGTTCCTGCGCGACCTTGTCGGCGGCGGCTTTGGCGAGCTTGTCGTCCATCAGCTGCTGTGCCCGCGCCGCTTCGTTGTGATTCGCGTCGTCCTCGATGATGAAAGCATTGCCCATGATTCGCTCCTCGGTGGTTACAGCGGGGTATAGTAGATGCGGTACGTGCCGGTGCCGGTGACGTTGGCCGATACGTTCTTGTCGAACCGAACGCCACGATGGTAATCGATGCCATTCTGGCGCTGGAACGTGGTGCCGTCGGCCAGGTTGGTCGTCACGCTGCACAGCGCCGTGCCGGCGACGGTGGCCGCGTTGTGAAGCTGGACCGCCAGTACGGCGGTGCCGTCGGCGTGCTCGACTTCGACTCGGTGGACGATGCAGGGCGGCAGCGCCGCGTTGGCATCGGCCGTGTTGACGTACACCTGGCAAGCGTCATACATGTGCGGGTTCCTTCGTGCTGTAGAAATCGTCGATGTGCAGGGCAGCGATCGGATCGCCGCGGTACACGTGGTTGCCGATGTGTCCGAGCTGGATCGTCGGATCCAGCCACACGTCATGCCCGAGGTCGCGGATATCAGCGAAGAACGCCATGTCCTCGCCGCGCGCCGTGCGCCGGCCGCCGGTTATCGTGCGATCGACGCGAAATACGTCAGGGACTTCCAGCTCCGTTCCGATGTCGACGTACGTGGCTTTCTCAACCAGCTGCTCGAGCACCGTGCGGCGCACCGCACAGAAGCCGAGCCCGGTGCCGTCGATCTTCACCAGCCCGAGGCCGTTGATCTCGACGTTGTCGGGGTCCGGCTGCTTGACGATGAACGGCGCGGTGGGGATTTTGACAGGATACGCCGCGCACACAACGTCGACGACCGCCGCATGCTGCACGATCGACACGAAATCGAACACGGACCACTCGATGTCGCTGTCGATCCACAGCAGGATGTCCGCTTTCGTGCGCATGAACGAGTTCAGCACGAGATTGCGGGCCTCGGATACGACCGAGCCGCCGGCTGTCACGCAGAGGTCCAGTGGGACGCCGTTCTGCGCTGCAAAGCGCGCGGTACGCGCCAGGGATATTGCGGTCTGCCACGGTACGGTTGCGCCGCAAGGCATCCCGATAGCCACTGCGGGAATTCGGTTCTGACTCAAGGTTCGCTCCTAGAATCGGTGCCGGGTGGTAGGCCCACCCGGCGAAGCCTGTGCTGCGTGCCGCGTTACGTCGCGGTCGTGATCGTCGCGGCGTCGAACACCGACACCACGGCCGTCGAGAACCAGTTGACGCCGTCGCAGAACATCTTGACGGTGTCGCCTTTCACGGCCTTGTTCAGGATGAACGAGAACGTGTCGCCACCGGACGCCTCGAAGTCGCCGTCGGAGGCGGCGTTGAGGTCGGCGGACAGCACCTGGCCCAGCAGGATGTTGGACGAGGCGTGAGTGACGATGGTGTACGACGCGCCGGTCGGAGCGGTACGGACGAAGAACTCGAACTCGAGACCGGGTTCGGGCGGCGGCAGCGTCACGGCGAAGCCGGCAGCGAGCGCAAGAACGATCTTCGCGCCGCTGTCGTTGGCCGTGAGACGCGTCGCGGCCGAGAGAACCTGAGTCTCCGGGACGTTCAGCGAATTGCGGGACATGCGATTTCCTTTCAGGTGTGGGCGGTTGAGGGCGGAGCTTTCACTCCGCCCTCGATCAGATCATCCCGAAGGATTAGCCCGGCATGGCGATCGGAACGCCGCCCTTGTCGTACGCCTCGGCCACGCCGAAGATCGTGTCCGCGGTGAGCAGGGTCGCGAGGAATTCCTGCTTGTACTGGGTCTGCACGCGAGCCGCCAGCACGTCCGCGAGGACGAGGGCATCCTTGTGCGCCAGCAGGCCGATCTTCACGGTCGTCGCGGTGTCCGGCGACGGGCAGTTGCTGGACACGTGCACGTTGACGCCGTACACGTTGCCGAGCTTGCCGTTCTTGATGGTGTTGCCATCGCCGACGAACGCCTGTTCGCTGAAGCGCGCGATGCCCATCATGACGCGACGCGCCACCGGGGGAACGACGATGAAGCGATCCGACATCGGGATGTCGTTGTCGTCCAGGATCTGGATCACGCGGCGGATGCCGGCGTCGGTGATCGCGGCCGAGTTGTCGGACGCGTCGGTGAACGCCGTGGTGCCGTCGGAGCCGATCACGGCGCCGGTCCAGTCGTCGGTGCCGGAGCCGCCGTTCAGCGTACGGGCCGCCTGGAAGATCACGCTGTCCTTCGCACGGGCCAGCGAGTAGCCGGCGTCGTCGGTGTACCACCGGCGCATGGAGGCGAGGGCGTGGACTTCGGCGATGTCCTCGATCAGGCGGCTGTATTCCCAGTGCGCCGTGAGGTTGATGCTGATGCTGGAACCGGATTCTTGGATCAGCGTGACGGCGTTCTCGGCCGCTTTGGCGGTCGCGGAGCCGCGGGCCGGCTTCGGCAGCGTGACGCTGTCGCCGCGCTTGCCTTTGACGTTGATCTTGCGGACCAGGGTCGCGAGCACGAGGTTTTTCTTGTGCGCGGCCATGATCTCGTCGATCCACAGGTCGGGCACGAAACCGGCGGTCGCGGCTTCCGAGCTGATGATCGAGTTGGTCGGTACGAAGGTGAGAGCCATGATTCAAAGTCCTTGGTGAAGTGGAAAAGGAGATTCATCGTCCTGGCGGCGCGACCTTGTCCGGAAACCGGGGGCAACGGCACCTGAAAAACGTCTCTCCTGCTCCAGGATCAGCAGGGACGGCGTCTAAACCGACGGAAGCGACGCAAACTCTGCCCGTCAGGGGGTGAAATGGAGTGAGCGCACACACCGCGCCCCTCCATTTCCATTCTACCACATCCGAACAGCCTTACCGGACGCGGCCTTCCGCGTACGCCTTCTGGATCTCGTCCGACATCGCCTCGTAGCGGTCCGGATCGTCCTCCATCAAGCGCATGATGTCCGCGCGGCGGTAAATCTTGCCGCCGGCGTTGTTGCTTTTCCCGCCACCGGTCGGGCTGGCGTTTCCGCCGGACGGAACCGCAGCCGCGGCAGCCGCCGCAGCAGCTTTCGTCTTGCCGGTGGGCTCCGCGGACGGCTTCGGCGCCGGATTGAGCGCCTTCCACGTGCTCAGTAGCTCGTGACCGGCGTCGACGTCGTACCGAGTGTGAGCGCTCACCAGCAGTTGCTGGCGAATCTTGGACCCGGAGACCCATTTACGGAACTTCTCGTCGGCCAGGATGTCGCCGGCGTCCGGATGCAGCTCGTTGAAGCGCGCGGTGGCCCTTTCCTGCACGTTCTGCGCGATCGTCCCGCCGAGTTTGGCGTTCTCCTCGAGCAGTTTCTTCACCAGCGGGTGCCGTTCGACGACGGACGAGATGGCTTTCTCCGGATCCGCGAAGTAATCGACCGGATCGGTTTCTTTCTTCGGCTCGTCGGCCGGCTTCGGCGGCGCGTTGCGGCGCTCCAGCTCTTTCTTCACCAGCGAATCGGTCATGCGACGCAGCTCGCCGAGTTCGCTGGCGTGGCGGCCAATCATTTTCTGCGCATCGACGTACATCGCCGCGAGTTCCTTCGGCGATTTGCCGCGCAGCGGCTCCGGAAGTTCATCTTCGACGACCGATTGCGACTCGTCGGCCGGCGCCGCGGTCTCTTCGAGAGCGGTTTCGGTCTCCAGGTTCTCGATCGTACCGGTTTCGTCCTCGTCGGGCAAGACTTGAGCGTTGCTTTGCAGTGCCATGGTAGCTTATCCTCGTGATTAGAGGGGCGGTTGACGTCCATCGGGCTGCCCCTCGCTCCGGACCCGACGTACGGATTGCACTTTCAGCTCACGCCGTGTGCCTTCTCCCAGCGGCCATCGCCGTACGCGCCGTGATTGGCCTTGTTTTTGCGCTCTTGCGCCATTTTCTCGTCCCGTTTCCGCTCCCAGGCCATCGTGGCACCAGGGAAATCGCCGGAAATCGGGTCCAATTTGGTGTGCGGAGCGCTCACGATGCGCTCGGCGACCTCGTTACAGCGGTTGCAAACGTGGTTTTTCCGGTCCGAATTGACAAAAAGCTCCTGCACGTGGCCGTTTTTGCACCTGAAATCGTACACTCGGAGGCTCATTTCTTCTCCGTGAGCGCCGTGTACGCCGCTTCGTAGCGGTCGCGGGCGCCGAAAAGCCAGTCTGCGACGTCCGTTTGGCCTTGAATGAACCGCAACGCATCCAAATCCTTGATGTTTCGCACGTCCAGGCTGGGTTGCGTCATCCGATTCAGGTCCTCGAGCAGGAATTTCCACCCCGGCGTGGCGAAAAGCGCAAACATCGCGTCGTAATAGTTGCTCAGATCCGGGTCCAGCGGGCTTGTCGCGTTCATTTCGGTCGCTCCTGTATTCGCTCCATGACAAAAAGGTGAGGGGGCCGGGGTCTCCGGGGCCGCCGGGAGCGAGTCGGCGGTTGCTTCCCCCTCAAAGTCAGTCCTCTTCTGCGAATGCGTAGTACGATGCTAGCAAAATCGCGGTAAGCTCGTCGTCTTGTCGACGTTTTTCGCTCGCTGCGAAGGCCGCGATGTCCTTGCGCAGAGATTCTGTCTCTTCCAGCAGCACATTCGAGCGCCGCGTCGCCTCGACCAGCGCATCTTCCAGCGCAGCCTGCACATCCAGCAGCGCTTCGCGTTCTTCGTCGAGCCGTTTCAGCTCTTTTGCTTGCGCTTCGCGCTCTTCATCGTCGCGAATGTCGCGGCTGCGGTCGATCGAGTCGAGCAGCGCGCGAATATCCTTCAGCGCGGCGATAAAGTCGCGCTCGAAGTCGACATACAGCGCCGGCTGCGCAAATGCGCGCTTGGCCCGCTCCAGCGCGACGACGATCCGCGGCGCTTTCGCCTGTATCCGCGGCGGAATCCGCGCATACGTGATCGGCGAGAGCCCTTTGCGCCGGCGAACTCGCCAGCCGCTGCCGCTTATGATCACGCCACCGCCAGAATTGGGCTGTTCGGCGATGATCAGGTCGAGCGTCGGCGCAAAACCGACGACGTCGATCGATCCCGGTGTCGGCGTGCGCTCGATGCTGATGCTCGGCGCCTCGCCCGTCACCACCACCTCGCCTGTCGTCGGCGTGAGGATGATGCCGATCTCGCGCCCTGGCGCGAAGCCGACGATCTGCACCGCACCGGCCGTCGGTTCGCGCGCCGTCGTGATGCTCGGCGTCTGCCCGGCGACGATCACCGCGCCGGCCGCCGGCGTGCGCTCGAAGCTGATGCTTGGCGTCTGCCCGGTAACGATCACGGCGCCCTGAGTTGGCTCTCGCGTGAAAGTGACGTTCGGGATCTCGCCTGCTACGATCACCGCGCCGGTTGTCGGCGTCAGGATCACGCCGACCTCGCGGCTCGGCGCAAATCCGGTCAGCGTCACCGCGCCGGTTGTCGGTTCGCGGGTAAACGTAACACTCGGGGTCTGCCCTACAACCGATACCGCGCCGGTTGTCGGAACCTTCGAGAAAGTAACGCTGGCAACCTCACCAGTGACGACAACCGCGCCTGTCGTCGCTGTCAGAATAAGTGTGCTGCCACCGCCGGCTGGTGTTTCCAACGGCAGGTTCGGAATCGCGGGATCCTGGACCGTCCGGCTTATCTGCCAGAAGTCCTGTATCGGGGCGCTAGCGAGTCGCCCCGACCACCTCGTAAAGCGACGTTGGTCGCTCACGAGTTACGCCGCCGCGCCCGTCATTTGGAAGCGCCCTGTGTACGTCGTCGCCGTGGTCGCGGGCTTCAGCGGTTCCAGGAACGCGATGCAAGCGTCGTCAAAGACACGCGGCGCTTGATCCCGGTTGGTCAGCCAGTCAAACGGCAACAGGCTGTTGATAACCGGGAACGACATGAATCCAAGCGGGTGCCCGATCACGAAGTTGATCACACCGGTGGCAACCGAGGCCGAGCACTGCGTCTGCGTCCACGCTTTGATGCCGACATCGCCGGATTCCAGCGGCGCAAACCATTGCTGTAGCGGATGGTCGAGTCGATCCACGATGCCCGCGCTGTTGCCTGTCAACGACGGCAGCGTGCTCGCGGCGTTGGCCTGGTCCGTGTAGGTGCACACCGTCCAGTTGTGCGCCGTGGCTGCGAGGGCAGTGCCGCCGATTTCGACGAACCCGAAGTTGTCGCCGATGTAATCCGCGTTGGTGGCGGTTGTCGACTGGTAGCGCGTAGGCACTCCGGTGACTGCTTGCGCCACGGTGCTCGCCATCGTCTTTGCGACGCTGAACAGGCGGTCGTACATCAACAGCGAGTTGTTGATGATCGACGCCGACACGTCGGCCCCGACGAGATGCAAGGTGCCACTCGCGGGGTTGCTGAACAGCATGCCGCCGGTGTCGCTGTCGACATGCGCGGTTCCACCAGGGGCCGCAGCGCCAGCGCCGCCAGCAACCGGCTGCGGGCCAACACGCCAGAGGCTTGAGGTCGCGCCCACTACGCCAGTAGGGCCAACCTTGTTGAACTGCCTGCGCTGGCTGTAGCCCTGCGAAGCCCGCGACAGTGCATCGGAGATCGACGCGAAGCCAGCGGGGGCGAAGCCGTACTGCGGACGCCCTGCCGCGACCCACAAGCGGCGGAAGCGGTCCTCCATCCAGTCGTATACGCTGGCGAATGCGCCGCCGTTCACGTAGCCG